CTCGCCTGCAGAGATTCATCAGTGAACTCGTTCAGGATCCCGTTGATGGTTTCCTGAAACTGCGACGCCTTAATCCTGTACTGTGTCGCCGCCATCGGTTTCACTTCCTTCCTCTGGATCTGGATCTGGATCAGGTTCCGGATCGGCCTCGGCTGTCTTGTACTCGATCGGAGACTTCTGAAGGGACAGGAGCCAGGATTCCGGCATCTTGTCATCCTTCAGATCCTTCTGGACGACGATGTACTGTTCGTCGCCGATCACCACAAGATCGCCGAAGTCGACATTCGTTTCTTTCCGCACCCGGATAGTCCTGACGATCAGGATCCCTGCGACATATGCGTCCCAGTGCCGGCGCTCGCCGACTGACTGCTCGGAGAATCCGCAGCCTGTTTCCTTTTTCTCGTCGATCCGGCGGTCGATGACCTTGTAGACATCGCAGTCGCCGTCATTGAAGAGCAGGAAACGCCGCCCCTTACGATCCCGATGCAGCATTCCCGTATCCTTTCGCAGCCGCATATGCTGCGGTCCGGTAGGAAGCATTCTGCTGGATGAGATCCGCTCCGAAATCTGTTCCGAAAGTGTCAGTCGCGCCGGACTCGGCCCTGAGAACATACTCGCAGAGCAGCTGCCCGGAAACAGTGCCAGGAGCGAAAGTCGCTTCCGGATCAGCGATCTCATGGAGATAAGCCATTCCAGAAGCGATTTTATCTTCCAGATCCTGACGATCAGACTCGGAGAGCTGATGGTTGATCTGCAGGAATCGCTTTACCATGTTGAACACGGTTTCCGGTACAAGGCCGGCGCTGTTTACTGTGTCAGCCATCACTCTCTTCCTCCCTTACTTTGTCGCGGTTTTCTTGCCGCCTTTTTTCTGCTCCGCCGGGGTTCCTTTGGAGCTGGATCCTACACATACAGGCATCTCACGCACCTCCTCATTCCTCGGGTTCCAGAGTCAGGCCAGCGAGGGAATAAACCTTCGCGGTCGCCCTGTCGCCCTTGTACGCGACGAACTGCACGAGCTCCTGTGTGTTCTTGATCCTCAGGATGACGATTCCGTCGGACTGGTCAACATTCACAGCCGGATGATCTCCACCGATCAGCTGAACAGTGATGCGGTCATTGCTCACTTCTCCGGTGCTGACATGGAGAACGAGGAAGTGACCTTTCTGTTCTTCCGGATCTCCGGAGAATCCTGTGTAATCGTCAACATAACTCAGGGTTCCTTTGATTACATCTCCATCAATGGAGACATCTTCCTGCAGATCCCCGACTACCTTGCCGAGAAGATCCGTCCCTGCAGCGATATCTGCGTCACACTGCAGGGAACTCAAAAAGCTGCGAGCTCCCTGACGAGAACGTATGCCGGATTCAGGTTCGCGATGCTCACATTGATGAAGCTCACGTTGTCGATCGGCTGGCCGTTTCCGTACAAACGGGTTGTATAGACTCGGTTGTCATCGAGGAACTGAGCTTCGTCAGAGTATTCGATGATACCGGACTTTCCGCCGTTGATCGCAGCGAAGTAGTTCTTCGCGATGCCGACCTTCACATATCCTTCAGCGACGAAAGCGGAAGGAACGACTCTGGTCGGATACTGGTGGCTGATGATGTCGATCACGCCTGCCATGGTGATGGTGTTCTGAGCCGGGCGAAGCTTCTTCACATAGTCCTTCGGGTTGCAGACCATGAGAACCTCCGGAACGATCCGATAGTCGCCGTTTGCATCGACCAGCAGATTGTTCGCGATCAGGGCGGGGTAGTCGTTCCAGTCGGTGAGCGCGATCGCGTCCTTTTCGGAATAGACGCCTTCCACCGGGTGAGCGGTATCGAAAGCCATTCCGATCGGCTTGTTCTTTCCGTTACCGGCAACGACCGCATACTCGAGACCGTTCGCGCACACTTCGGAGAGAACAATCCGGATGTACTGGTCGACCCAGACCGGAGCGAAGCTGAAGTTGAACTTCACATAATCCTTCGGGATCAGGAAGAACGCGGTGTACTTGCTTGTGCTCACGTCGATGTAGCGAAGCGCACCAGTCACCTCTTCGACGATCGCAGAAGTAATCTGGCCCCAGCTGCCGAGCTTGGACATCATCTGAATCGCATTCATGATAAGACGTGTCTCGCCGTTTGCGTTCTGGAATGTGATCGCATCCAGGAGCGGGTGAGACTTCTTCATGTCATCGATTACACGATCAATGATTGTAATCGGAAGGGGAGCGGTGATGTTTGCGATCGCCTGCTTCGGGTTCATTGCGTGGGTCGCCTGGATGAACTGTTCATACCAGTCGCGCTCCTCGGAAGTGAGGACAGCGAATCCGCGGCCATTGAGAGCAGCGGCATCGGAAGATCCGCGCTGCGCTTTGAATTCAGATTCGATCATCTGAGCGATGGCTGCGGAGAACTCCTGAATCGCGTCTGCTGCGGCGTTTTCATCATCGCCGGAGAGCGCCTGCGCAAGCTGGGAAGCCATGTTCTTGCTTTTTTCCTGCACGATGTCTTTGTTAAGCATTTTATTTTTCCTCCATGAGTTTTCTGGTTGCTGAAACGAAAACGTCCAGCATCGACCGCCGGGCGCTTTCTTTTGTCTCCGGTTCCGGCTGCTCTTCAGCTTCCGGTTCCGGATCGGAATGTGTTGTTTCTTCTTCAGCCTCGGGTTCGGGTTCTTCCGGATCTTCACTCCTGGCGCTCGTCAGCGCGTTCATGATGCTCCGGAAAGCCGACTGTTTCGCGGTGTCCGTTGCCGGTGCGTCCTCGATCGCAGTCGCGAATCCCATGCTGACAGCATCAGCTGGAAGGATCCAGGATTCTTCACTCATCAGTCTCTTGATCTCTTCTTCCGAGATAGTGCAGCGCATCTTGTACGCTTCGACCGATGCCTGAGTGATCGTCTCGATGTCGTCGGCCGCTTTCCTCAGCTGATCCGCATTTCCGACGCATGCCGTCCATGCGTTATGGATCATCAGAAGCGACGCGGCGTTCATGATCCGCTCGTCTCCAGCCATGAAGATGACGGAAGCTGCAGAGCATGCGAAACCGTCGCAGATCGTCGTGACCTTCTTCTCGCTGTTCTTCAGTGCATTGAAGATCGCGAGTCCTTCAGCGACTTCTCCACCGTAGGAATTGATGTGGATCTTCACGTTCTTCTGCTTCAGATCCTGAAGCTGTCTCACGATTCCGTAAGAACTGACATCGGATTCAAACCACTCCCACGATGTGATGTCTCCGAAAATGTAGAGATCCGCCGTGTCTGAGTTTTCGTCGGTCGCCCACGACCAGAACTTTTTTCTATCCATAGCGTTTTTTCCTCCTTTCCTGGTGCTTCGATATTCCCCGTCGATCAGGATCCTGCTGTTTCTTCTCCGTCAATTCATCAGCTCGATCTTCAGCAGCAGCGCTGCCTTCCTCTCCGCCTTCCGTTGATGTCCCAGAAACAGCGTTCTCGCTGTTCGAGTAGGTTCTTTCCATCGCGTTCTCGATCCGTGCATAGTTGAGCGTCATCCAGTGCTCAGTGCTCCAGTCGGTATCAAGAGGCGAGTCTCCGGCCTTCTGCCGGATTTCGTCAATAGACCATCCGCCGCATGCGATCAGCTTGTCCGCCTGCGTCGAGATGTTGAAAATGTCGATATGTTTGACGGTCGAAGTGTCGACCATCAGGTACGTCCCTTTCAGAACTCTTGTGCCGTTGCGTTTCCGGTTCGCTTCCCTTTCGATCATCTTCGCGTACGGATCGATCGCGAAAGTGATCAGGTTGTCCGTGATCTGATCGACCTGAGAAACGTCTCCCTTCAGCAGCGCCGGCGGGATCTGGAGCGCGTTGGCCACCTTCGCATATATCTCACTGGTGAGATCCGTGATGTCCTTCACTTCGCTGGTTGACTTCCGGGTGCCGTTGGCGCTCTTCGGTTCGTATGCAAAGCCCTCCCAGAGAGGCATGACGGCGTTCTGCGACTTGAAATAATCCTTGAATGAATCATTGATCATCTCAGAATAAACGTCGTTAAACGTCCGCGGAGTGCCGTCTGCTTTGATGCCGTACGTCGCCGTTGTCGCTTTCGCCTGAATGTTCAGGATCCCGCGCTCACCGGTCGATCGAAAAAAGTTCTGGATGGCTCCCTCGAGCAGCTGGTTGTATTCGCCCACCAGCTGATTGAGCAGCCGGGAGATGTTCTTGTTCGAGAGTTTGAAGTACATCACATCAGAAGCCCGGAATGGCCTCGGAAATTCGAATACGTCGCCATTGGCTCCCTCATCTGGGAAGATCCTGACGTTTTCGAAAGTGTCCTCGCTGATTCCGTTCGATTTTCGGACGTACCGATCCGCGATGTACAGATCGCCCTGTCGTGTTTCTACGATCAGGCATTCGTTTCGATAAATCAGAGCCCACACGAGTTTCTGTATGAACTGAGAAGCGTTCTGATTCGGGTTCGGAGAAAAGTTCCACAGATAGTACTCGGCCTCTTTTCTTTCCTGGCCACGCATGAATGTCCGGAACTCGCACTTGCTCAGCGCGTAGGCGATGATATTGATTCCGGAATGCAGTGCGAAATCATAGATCGCCAGCCGATTCCATTCATCGCGATTGATGAACCCTTTCAGATCCTCGCTGGTGATTGTGTACTCACCGGATCCGAGCATCTTGTTCTGAATCGCTTTCCAGAAATCGCCGATAATGCTCATTTGCTCTCTCCTTTCCGTCAATATTTCGCGACGCCGAAGTCTACGCCGAACAGGTTGACCGCCTGCGGCAGCTTGTCCTTGATGCACAGTGCATGCGCTGACGCCATGAAGACGTCGTTCTTCCTGGCATGCGGTTCGATCTTCGCGAACGTCCAGTTGTTATTCGTGGACATCACGAGCTTCGTGTTGTTCGCGGACCATCTCCAGAGCGGATTCTCACCCACGGAGATCCTCTCATTGACCAGCAGAGACTCGATCACAGGCACGTTCAGGACAATGTCGGACGGACGGAGCAGCTTCACGGATTCCTTGTCCTCGGCGTCGAAATGTGCCTTCTCGGCTGCCTTCTTCATCATTCCCCAGCGGTACGTGTCACAGGCCATCTGCATGATGTGATAGCCATGATCGACTGCCCACTGGATGATCAGCTCCGGATCGATCTCGACTGCGTTGACGATGTCCAGGAGGCCCATGTCCGCCCACGACTGGATCGGAGCCTTGATCCTGTCCCAGTCACTTGACTGCCGGCACATCCACCCGTGAGCGATCATGTGATATCTGTCGCGGTTGTCATCAGCGAACAGCAGACACGCTCCGGCCATGTCGGTCGTCTTCGTGAAGTCGATTCCGAGAACACACGGCCGGCCCTCGATCGGGAACGCCGGAGGCTTTGCTGTTGCCTGGATGTACTTCCAGTCAACCACCTCCTGATCAGTCGGAATCGACGGAATGCAGCACCGTTTCGTTTTGAACTCCGGACGCTTCTCCGGGAAAACCTTCTGCGTTTCCCAGGCAAGCTCTATCTCATCGTGAAGATTCGGCATGAACTCCAGCGACGGATTCGCTTTGTACCATTTCTCAGGCTGATCCACCTCTTCCTCAGAATCGAGTCTGCAGAGGAACGGAAAATACCTCAGCTTGTTCTCGCCTGTCTCGAGGATCTGCTCACATGCCTCCAGAGTCGTGTCCAGAGGCCCGTCACGGACGAAACCGGACGTCGTGATAATGAACTCACGGCGCTCCGGAACCTTGCCGAAAGCGGACTCAAAAACGGCGTACTCGTCGACCGACGTGTAGGCGTGGATCTCGTTCAGGATCAGGCAGCCGATCTGCTTTCCGTCCTTTGTCGTGGCGTTGGATGTGTTGAACCGGAGGATCGATCGCGTCGCATAGTTCACGATCTCCTCTTTGTTCACGCGGAAAAGCTCCTGGAACTTCGGGATCACCTTTCCCTTGTGGGTCAGCGTGTTATACGCGACTTTGTAGGAATCCTCGATCTGCTTCTCACTGTTGGCCACCAGATCGATGTGATATTCCCGGACTCCGAACATCGGCGTCTGGAAGAAATTGCCGATCGGGACGATCAGATGGTCCTTGCCGTTCCCTCGAGCCATCAGGATCACGAACGTCGACCAGTACGGCCTGGTGAACTGCGCGTCCCTGTAAACAAAAATGCAGGCGATGATGAACCGCTGAAACGGAAACATCGTCAGCCCGTAGTTTGTCTCGATGTATCTGATGCAGTCAGAACATCTCTGACGATCGAAAAAGGCACCCGGATCCTGTAGCATCGGATCGATGACATTCTTCATCAGAAGTCTCCGATCGCGATTGATCCATTCCGGATGATCCTTCATGTACTGCCGGTAATCTTCGATTTCCTGTATCACCAGCATGGCCGTCTCCTCAGAAATATGACGATGGATCTGCCTCGTCTGCTTTCTTTGTCACCGGCTCCCGGAGATTGAGATCGTGCAGGATCTTCAGCATGGTCGACGTGACCTTCGTCATCTGGATGATCGCGTCGTGAGTCTTGTGTCCAGTGATCTCGCCCTTGCCGTTCGTGACCGGAACCATGACTCCACGGTATTCCACGTCGCGCTTCAGCTTCTCCCGGGTTCTGTAGTACCAGATGTAATCATTGACCAGATCGCGGTAGAATTCGGCGCTCTTTCCCTGTGCGTCGAGCTGATCGGTGAGGCTTTTCCGGATCCGACGGATGGTCGTCGATTCGCTGACCACCTTTTCCGTCGTTTTTCTGGATTTTTTCGGTTTTTCGGAGTTTTCCTGCCGTTTTTTTTCGGCCATCGATGCACCTCCTCTCGCGCTCGCGTGAGAAGTGACTGCGCGAGGAACTGGCGAGACACCTGCCCGGTCCTTAGGAGCTGAGCGCTTTTTCGTTTTTTCTGACCCGGGGTCAGCGCGTCGGGGTCGCCAGCCGGAAAAATTTTTCCCGAAAAAATTTCAGACAGTTTGCCGATCGTTTTCTCGTTGTGATTCGAAAAATTTTTTTCCTTCTTCTCTCTTCGTTTCTTCTCTTCGCTGCGTTTTTGTTTCGTTTCTTGCTGCTTCTTTTGAATGAACTCTTTCAGCCATTCACTCATGGCCATGAATCTTTCGGCGATCGAAAAGAATCCATCAAATCATTCACCATCTTTCAGGATTCACGAATTGATTCTCTCTTTCCTTCCACTGTCTTTCAGGATGTTCTTCCTCATGACATGCAGCGCACAGTGATTCCAGGTTCGTCTCTGTCAGCGCCAGCTCTGGACAGTCGCGAAGATGGACGATGTGATGCACAGTGTTCGCCTGTGTGTATTTCGCAGGAACTTTCCGTCTGCACCTCTGACACTGATGATGGTCACGCTCGAGGATGGCCTCCCTGCAGATCCGCCACTGCTTGGTGTGGTAGAAGGCTTTCCATCCCCTGGGTGATTCAGCGGCGAGTTTCCGGATCCACTGGCCTGTGGCGATCTGGCTGAGAGTGAACGGGACAGCTGGGTTGTCTCTTACCGGCGTATTCATCCACAGATCCAGATCCTCCTTTCAGGGCAAAGAAAAGGACGAGCGATGGCCATATCTCTCGTCCTCTCTTCGACAGGCTACACTATAGCACCGGGGTTCCGGTGACTGTCGGTGATTATTGTGTACTTTTGTAATCAATCGGTGACATTTGTGTCAAAGTGTGCCGTGACTCTTTTGATCAGCGGCTGATACGCTGTGCTGCCGAGAATCATCATCGCGGTGTTTTCCCACGTCCATCCCAGGATGTACTTGTACCGGAGGATAGCAGCCACCCGGAAGTCTTCCAGCTCATCCACATACTTCTCGCAGGCTTTCTGCTCTTTCTCGAGGATCTCTTTTCTGGCCCTCAGCGTCTCGATCCGTTTGACTTTCTGAGCCGTCGGATCTGAAGGCGTTGACGAAATAGACCCCGGGGTCATTCGCCCGTTCGGGCTGGACACTTTGCCATACACCCAGTTGATCTCCTCGTCGATCGCCCTGATCGCAATTTTTCGGGACTGGTACTTTTTGATCTCTTCGAGAGTCATGCTTCACTCCTTTTTATTGAACACCGGACACGTCAGCTGGTGCGGCACGTATGCCGTCAGGCTGAGCTCTGATTTCACCGGCTTTCTTGCCTGGACAATGTCACCGCACGGAAGAACGAACGGACTGCAGCCAGCCTGCTTCCGGCGATCCCTGATCACCGTCACATCTGCCGGAGGCCAGTCGACCGGAAACGGATCTGCTCCGATCCGGTCGATCAGAAGGATGGACTTTCCGCAGAGCTTACACTTCCGCTCCGTCCATCCCATCAGAATCAGCTCCTCCATGTCTTCCGAACCAGTTCGCCCGTCTGCATGCCGCAAAATGCGAGCATTTGATCCGGTATGACCTTAAAGAGTGATACTTGTCGATTTTTTCGCGATTTTCGAGAAAAATCGTCATATATTCGAGCGGACACTGATGACAGATCGGCATTGTTACAGTCTCGACCCGTTTTCCGAGAATCATGTTGAGAACTTCGGTCTCTTCCAGATCCGGATACTCTTCCCGCGTGAATTTTTCCGTTTCTTCAGGATCTTCTTCCGGATCTTCGGTTTTTTCCTCTTCCTGGCTTCCGGAATCGTCAGGAATGGATCCAATTTTCAGCGTGAGCTCGTTTTCTTCTCTTTCCTCGCGGATCTGATGTGCAAACCACACCGGAGTCAGAATTCCGAGCACTGCGATCGAGCACATAAAGATAAATACAGGGTAATCCATTTATTCCTCCATTTCATTGATTCGAATAAGCACCCCGGGGACATCGGAGAACATTTTCAGCAGATCCAGAT